GTTTGATATTATAGACCTAGAAGATGACAACCGTATGTATTTTGTGCGTTGCGTGAACAATCAAGAAATAATTAATTAGTGTTAACTGCCCAAAGGTAGATGACCAACCCTATTCCTTAGGATAATTGGAACCAGTACATTAGGATAACAGGAGGTATTTTATTAACTCTAACTTAAAGGAGAGTATCTATGGCATTAACTATAGATCAAGCGTTTATTACGCAGTTCGAGAGTGAAGTCCACCTTGCTTATCAAAGAGCTGGTTCTAAACTCAGAAACACAACTCGCCAAGTGAACAATGTAACTGGCTCAACAGCTCGATTCCAAAAAGTCGGCAAAGGTGAGGCAGTCACTAAGTCAAGACATGCAGAAGTGTCAAGCATGGACCTCGTACATACTAATGTAGATGTCACATTGTCTGATTACTATGCAGCTGACTACATTGATACACTAGACCTACTCAAGACAAACATTGATGAAAGACAAGTAGTCGCTACTAATGCTGCAAACGCATTAGGAAGAAAGACTGATGACCTTATCATTTCTGCTCTTGACGCTGGTAACGGTTCAACTATTGCAGCTGGTTCAGCTGGTCTTACAAAAGCTAAAGTATTATCTACTTTTGTAGCCATGAACGAAGCTGACATCCCTGACGATGGAAACAGATACTTTATCGTATCTCCAGAGGGATGGGCTGACCTACTAGGTATCGATGAGTTTGTTAACACAGACTACATTGGCGCTGGCGGTTTACCTTTCCCAAGTGGTGTCACAGCTAAAAACTGGCTAGGCTTTACATTCTTTATGCACTCTGCATTACCTATCTCAACTAATGATAGAAAATGTTTTGCTTACCACAAATCAGCTATTGGTACTGCTACAGGATCGGATGTTAGAACGGAAGTAAACTACATTCCAGAAAAAGTTAGTAACCTTGTAACCTCTTATATGTCAATGGGATCGATCGCTGTCGATACTGCTGGTATATGGGAAGTCGTTATAGACGAATCGGTATAGGAGTAAAACATGGCTTTATCAGACTCAGAATTGAAAAAAGTCGGTGGTACTTCACCAGCTATTTGGTATTACAAATCAGCTGATGCCGTTGGTACTATAACTGGCTCTGGTTATTTTAATGATGTTACTAACAATTTGAAACAATTTGATATTATTCTTGTTGTTTCAGCTACTGGAGGTACTGCTGCTGTTGATGTAATTACAGTTTCATCAACTACTGGCAACTCAACCGTAACAACTACTGCGTTAGCTTAACCAAAAAAGGATAGGGGTAGTGAGCGTTCGCAGCTACCCCTATAATTAATATGACAACAACAACATCAACTCCCTCAGGGAGTGACATAGACATAGCCTCAAGAGGATTGGTTCTAATCGGTGCATCACCGATTTCGTCGTTTTCTGGAACAACAACTGAATCCCAAGTAGCACAGAATCTGTATGAAGATATTGTAAGAACAGCTCTCACACAGACACGATGGAGGTTTGCCTCAAACATAACACAGTTATCAAGGCTAACAGAAACTCCAATAGATGATGATAGGTATGATGCTGCTTATCAAATACCACAAGAATCAATCATGATACATGGTGTTACTGTTAATGGTAACCCAATACAATACGAAATATTTACAGAGAAGTTATTCTGTAATGCTGGTGTTAATGACAAAGTTATAGCTGAATATACATATAGACCAGACACAACTACATTTCCACCATACTTTATTACAGCATTACAATTTCATTTAGCATCTGTATTTGCTGGAGCAATAGCAGAAGATGAAAACAAATCAGCACTCTTTGAAGAAAAAGCACAAAGACAATATTTAATAGCAAGGAATGTAGACGCACAACAAACTACATCTGAGAGATTAAGAATGGATAGATTTGCTAAGTTTAGAGGTAACTCACGGACACTTGCTAGGAGATTCTAATGGCTAAAAAGATAAAATTTGTACAAACAGATTTTACTGTAGGCGAATTGGACCCTCGTATGAAAGCAAGGACAGACATTCCAGCTTATTCTGCTGGATGTAAGAAACTTAGAAATGCTTTATTAACATCACAAGGATCAGTATTTAGGAGGCCAGGCACTCTACATTGGGATGAATTAACTGGTACTACTACTCATGCTAGAGTAGAACCATTTGTATTTAATGAAACACAAGAATATCTTTTCTTATTTCAAATAGGTAAGATTGTTGTGTATGATGTAACAAGTCAAACACCTATATCAACTATCAACAACTATACAGATGGATCAACAACTCCAGCTATACCTATTGATGCAAACAACATACATGAGTTTACATACGCCCAACAAGCCGACACATTTATTTTTACCCATGAATCATTTAATCCTATTATAGTAGAGAGAGTAAGTTCATCTTCATTTACTGCAAAGAAATTAGAATTTAAGAAATCATCTAATGTGACACAATTTACATATACTGGTAATGGTGGAACAGTAGACTTATATGAAATCTATCAACCCTACTCAAAGCTAGCAAGTAGTGATGTTACCATTAAACCTAGCTCCAATGTTGGTGACATTAGTTTACTTGCTAGTGATTCTTTTTTTACAAGTAGCATGGCTACTAACAAGGAGTCAATACTATGGCATGGTAAGGAAATAGAGATACATACAGTAGTAGATGGTACACAAGCTAATGGTATTGTAAAAGACAGACTTGAAATAGAGCTACCATTAAATCCATTTAGGTCTACTGCTGGAGAAAATACAGTAGAGGTTACATTAGTTAATCATGGTTTTAAAGCTGGTGATACATTGTCTTTAACTGGATTTGCTGGAGAGCCAGGTCTTATACAAAGATCAGGACTTAATGGTAACTTCCAAATACAAAGGGTTATTGATGACGATCACTTTATGATTGGATCAGATACAACAATAAATATATCACAAGTTGCTGGTAACTTTGGATTCTTCTTACCTAGTGGCAGTACTTATAATGTAGCAACAGGATTTAGTGTAGGTAGTAATGCTATATCTGCATGGGCAGTATACAACGCATCACATGAAGTAACTGGATATACAGGAACATCAGCTAATGTTGATCCTAATGGTAATGGGTCCAGAGATTTTGGAGGAGCTGGAGTTAAGATTACTGGAGCTAATTTACCAGCATCAAGAGAATGGAAAGAACAATCATTCTGTTCAAGAAATGGTTATCCAAGAGCAATAACATTCCATCAAAATAGATTATGGTTTGGTGGAACAACAAGTCAACCAGATGCTTTATTCGGTTCACAGTCAGGAGATTACTATAACTTTGATGTGGGTACTGCTGCGGACAATGATAGTGTCCAAACTATTGTAGCATCAAATCAATTAAACGAAATATATCATATTGTGTCAAACAAAGGATTAGAAATACTTACAAGTGGTGGAGAGTTTCTTGTTATACAAGATGCTGGTACTCCTCTCACTCCAACGAATATTCAAATCGAAAGGATGACAGGATATGGATCAACACGAACTAATCCTCATATATGTAATGGTAACACTTTTTATGTACAAAGGAATGGTAGAACTGTTAGAGATTTGGAAAGAGTATCTGCTGGAGCTTTTGCACCAAGAGATGTTTCCATACGGTCTAGCCATCTTATTAATACTCCTATCGATATATGTAGCTTTGGTGGCTCTGATACCAGACCTGAGGAATATATTTTCTTTGTAAACACAGATGGTACTGTAGCTGTATTACATTCTGTTCTATCTGAATCTATACTTGGATGGGTACTATGGGATGCGTCAGGACAAACAGCTAGTACCGATGGTCACTTAGATAGAGTTATGTCTATGTGTGCTGTTAACGAAAATATATTTTGGGTTACAGATAGAAATGGAGTTATCTCTTTAGAGAAGTTTACAAACTTTGATGAGATAGACTCTACAAATGAATGTCACCTAGATGACGCATACGAGGTTACTGTAGCCAATAATACAATCATAGGTATACCAGCACATCATTATAACAAAACTGTCCATGTAATCAAAAATGACGGCTCTTACAGAGGAACACAAACTGTATCAGGTACAGGAACATTAGATTCAAATTTGCTGAACTTATCAAATGGTGATAAAGCATATATAGGATATTCATATTTTATGAACTTGGAAACTATGCCAGTAGATTTTCAATATCCAGGCAGTGAATTAACTGGCAACATGAGGAGAATAACAAGAGTGAAAGTAGAAACTGAGGGAGCATTGTCAATGTCTGTTAATGGTAGAACATTATTTAACAGGACTACTGCATCTGGCCTTATACAACAGGACCCAGCTAGAGTAGATGGCAAACAGGATTTTAGATTGTTAGGTTATTCTCAGGACCCAACAATTCAAATAACACAGACATTACCAGCATCATGTGGAGTAATGCAATTAGTAAGTGAGGTAACAGTATAATGGCAGGCAATCCTTTATATTTAGTAGCAGCTGGAATTAGTGCATTTGGTATGTTGTATTCTGGTAAGATGGCGAAAGCACAAGCCAAACAACAAGCGTACGAATTAAAAATACAAGAAGAAAATGAAAGACTAAATGCTATTGCAGAAGAAAATTCAATAGTAAGGGAAAATCAAAAAATTTTAAATGCTAATTTAACTATGATGTCTGGTGGAGAATCAGATTTAGCAGTCATAGATGATAATTTAGAAAGACAACAAAAAGATGTAGCAACATCAAAAACAAAAAGTTTATTAAAAATAGATTCTTTAAGAAGAAGTGGTATTGCTACAAGACAAGCTGGTAGTGCAGCTCAAACAGCTTCACTAATAAAAGCTGGTGGTACATTAATGGGTGGGTATGCAGATTATAAAGGTTAGTTATGACAGTAAAAAATAAAAGATTAATGACATCAATAGGAAATATAGGAATAGCTAGATCAGATACAGGATTTCAAGCAGCACAAGGTATTGGTCAAGCTATATCAGATGTAGGTCAAACACTAACACAATCATTACGAAGAAATGAACCTAATGAATCAAAACATCCTGATTACCAAAATTACCAATTAAGGTATAAAAGAAATGAATTTGACAAAAATGGTAAATTTGATGAAACAGCATTTTTAACAGACTTAAACGCAAATACAAACTTAAGTGATTATGAAAAAGCTCAATTAAGAAATACAATTATTGGAGATAGCATAACAGTACAAAACGAATCTAATAAATTAGAAGCAAAATATATTGCTCAAGATATAATAACAGGCAGAGCAGCAGAAATCAGAGGTAATGGTTTGTTTACTACAGATGGTAAGGTTGTAGATATATCTGCATACTTAAGTGATGATACAGTAAAAACAACAATGAGTGCAATAAAAGAACAACTTGGGGAAGATGTATATAACAATTTTTCAGAAGCAGATTTAAAAGAAATTGAAATACACATTAATCAAAAAAGAGATGTATTTAGAAATGAAATAAGTAATGTATCGCAAAAATTATCTGAAAGAGAAAGTGCAAATAAAATAGAAAATGCTCATAAAATAACATTTAGAGAAGATGTTGCATCAGCAAAAACAATAGAAGAAATACTAACAACTGTAAAAAACGGTGAGTTAGAGTTAGCAAGTAGAATTCAAAACTTTAAAAGTTATATACTTGGAACTCAATCTAATAAAATTATAGAAGATATAGCAACTGGAATTATAATTTCAGGCACATATACAGACAAACCTTTAGACCTAAGAAAAGCAGAAATTAAAGATATTATAAGTTTATTAGACGGAACTAAACCAGAAATATTTATTGACGGCAAATCATATACAGCAGAAACTATGTTTCAAGATAACTACATAGAAGCAGATAGCTATATAAGACTAGAAGCTGAATTAAATGCTTGGTTGGAAAATGTTGAAAAAGAAATAGATTTAGAAAACACAATAGAAATACTAAGTAAAAGAACAGTTAAATCAGAAGATACTCGTGGTGGTGTACAACTAAATACAACTGTCGATCAAAAGAATATGACATCTTTAGATGATTATTATGTTGAATCAATAATATCAGCAACAGAAAATAGTCAAAACACAACAGAAAGAAACTCAAAAATAGTATCTTGGTTGTTAACAAGTGAAGATGGACCAAGTAAAACAGGATTTATTGGAACAAAACTTGCTAAACATTTATATGATTTAGCAGAGGGAGATGTAACTGGAGAAACTTTTCTTGTATTACAAAACGCAATAATTTCATTAGAAGCTCAATCAGCTAACCCTTTAAATTTTCAAGTAGGAGAAGATAAAGAAAGTTTAGCCATAATAAAATTTATGAAAGAATTTAACTATACTGATGTATATGGAGATACTCCAGCTGAAAAACATAGAACTGTTTTTAGTCAAGAACCTTTTAATTTTAATGCTATTATTGTTAAAGAAGAAGGAGATAATGAATCTGTTGGAGATTATATAAGAAATCCTAGTTTTGCAAAAAATCTTTTTGCAAGAACAGACTTTGAAACTTTTGAAAAAATGGGCTTTACTGATAGATGGGGTGGAGATAAAGAGCGTGTTAGAAATGTTTTAGCTCAAACAATATTAGCAAACCCTAATTTAAAAGATTATATTGATACAGCAATTATGACTCAATTAAGATTAAAGATTGGAGTTGACGAAGAAAGCATAGGCAAAAATGAGTTTAATGAAGTTATTAATAAAGCTATGGATATGTTTGCCGATAACTTTAGGCTTGATGAAAATAACATAAACGGAGTTTCAAGTGTATATAGCATTATACCAGAAAATTTTGCTAACGATGAATTTCAAAACATTAAGAAAGCAGTATTTAACAGAGATTTATTTACTGGGGAAAATGGAGAATTAACAGAAAACTTTACACCAGAAAATATTAAGTTTGAAGATGTTGGTTTATTTTACGACACAGAAAAAGAACAGTTTGTAAACACATATCATGCTTATTTTATAAATCCTGAATCTGGTGTTGTTTCACCTTTGTACAATGAAAATAATCAGAATTTATTATTATATGAAGAAAGTTTTATAGAGTCATTACCTAAAGAAATAACTCCAGAGATAGAAGATAAAATACGACTTAGGGAATTAAGAAGAAAAATTATGAGAGAAATGGTTAACAATCCATTACCAATGTAAATGCCAATATTTGAACAACAACCTGATGAACCAGTTATAAGAGTGCCAAGAGCATTTGATGGAACACAAGACGATATAGACAATGCTCCTACATTTACTAAAGCTGTAGGTTTGCTTTGGCAAACATTACCATTGTCTGAGTTTGCGTCAGATATGGATCAAATAGAAGCAATTAAAGAATTTGGAATAGATGAAGATTTTGATTGGTGGAATAGTTCTGATCCATATCTAAGAAGTCAATACCCAGAAGAATTATATGATTCAAAAAACATACAAGAGTTACAACTTAGAGAACAAAACATAAGACAAAATTTAAATGCAAAACAAGAAATTGATAAACTGCATCCCTTTAAAAAATTTTTAGTGTGGGGTACATCTTTAGCCCAAGACCCTTTAATTCTTTTTAACCCATATAAAAAAGTAGAATGGGGTGGAAACATAATGAGAAATTTAGGTAAAAACTTTTTAAGTTCTGGAACAAGAACAGCTGGATTAGTAGCGCCGTGGGAAGTTGCAAGAGTTAATATGGACCCAACAGCTGATCCAGAAAAAGAATTACCATTAGTATTAGGAGGATCATTTTTATTAGGAGGTGCGTTATCTCCTATTTTTGCTAAATTAAAAGCTAATGCAAAAACTAAAACAGAAAAACTAGCAATACAAAAAGAAGTAGATGAAATCTTAGATGAGGCTATGGATGAAGTAGATAACTATATTACTAAAGGAACAAGAGAACCAGTTGTAAAAGCATCATTAGA